TTCTACAGTTCAAGCCAATCAAGATGCAGGTTTTAGCATTGTTACTTACACAGGAACAGGCTCTACTGCTGACCAAACTATAGGACATGGCTTAGGTGTAAGAGCAAATGCTGTAATAGTTAAAAATAGAGACGCAGCAGTAAATTGGGTGGTTTGGTCTGAGGGTGTAGATGCAAACCATTCTTTAGAACTAAATACTACTGATGGCATAAGTGATAGTACGCAAGGCAGAGTTTTATCAAACGCTGGTACTCGTGGCACTTCAACAATTTTTTCTATCAGAAGTGGTAGTGGTTCAGTTATACAAACAAATACTAGTGGTGAAAAATATGTAGCCTACTGCTTCGCAGAAAAACAAGGCTACAGCAAGTTTGGCAAGTATGTCGGTAATGGAAATGCAAATGGTCCGTTCGTCTATACGGGCTTCAAACCTGCTTTTTTAATGATGAAAGAATACTCAAGTGCAGGTGGTAATTGGGTTATGTTTGATAACAAAAGAGACCTTTCCAATGTTACAAAAACAAGACTCTTTCCAAACTTAACAAATGCAGATAACACTACAAGAAACTATGTAGATTTATTATCAAATGGTTTTAAATTAAGAGATACAGATGCAGACCATAATCAAAGTGGTCAAAGTATGGTATACATGGCATTTGCAGAAAATCCATTCGTAACATCAACAGGTATTCCAACAACAGCAAGATAGAGGTATTATAATAATATGTGGGCATTAGTAGAAAACAATCAAGTAACTCAGGTTTACACCAGACCTAAAGCAATAACCATTGGGGACAACCAATACCCAAGTAACATTATGTCTGTATGGTCTGCCGAAGAGTTAGAAGCAATAGGTATTTATGAAGTGGTTGTAGACAACAGCAACTTTAAAAATCCATCTTATTACATCAACACCAATCAATCTTTTGACTTTGCTAACGATGTGGTAACTGCATCTTATGGTACAGCTACAGCCAAAGCTATAGATGATGTTTTATGGCAAGACGGCGAATCAGGCAGACCGGAAGGAGTTTCTGTAGGTGATGTAAAAACACCGGGAATCCGTCAAGGTCATAAAGATGTTATCAACGCACAAGCCGGCGGCATCTTACAACCTACAGACTGGATGGTCATACGAGCACAAGAAGGTGGCACAGCCGTTCCTAGCGATATAACAACCCACAGGGCAGCAGTAAGAACTAAAGCAAATGAAATGTGTACCGCCATTGATGATGCAGCAGATGTAGATGCCTTAGCAGCTTTATATGAATACAACGATGCTGAACCACCTGTTAGACCACTGGGTGAGTTTCCAACTGTAGAATAGCTATAACACGGAGGTAGCATGAAGTTTAATTTAATTAAGAACGTAATAGGTGCAGTTGCACCAACACTAGGATCTGCCTTAGGTGGGCCTTTAGGTGGGCAAGCGGCTTCAGTCGTTGCACAAGTTCTTGGGTGTGCTCCAGAACCTAAAGCAATTAGTCAGGCAATACAAACTGCAAGTCCAGAACAAATGCTTGAACTTAAAAAAGCTGAAAAACAATTTGAAGTTCAAATGAAAGAACTAGAAGTTGATATTTTTGCTTTAGAAACAGCAGACAAACAAGACGCTAGAGGAAAGTTTAATAAAGACTGGACAGCCAGAGTAATGGGCATTGCTGTTGTGGGCGGATTTATGGGTTATATATTTTTAGTAACTCTACAGCCACCAGAACAAAATTCTGAGGCCCTTATTAATTTAGTTCTTGGATATCTTGGAGGATTAGCTAGCGCTGTGATATCATTTTATTTTGGAGCGTCAAACACATCTGACAAAAAAGAAGATTAAATTAAGGAGTAATTTATGACTGACAACGAACTAAAAACTGTTAATTTTGATGGTTTAGAATATAAAATTGAAGACTTAACCCCAAGAACAATAGAAGGTTTTAATATGCTTGTTAAATTACAACAAGATATTGCTAAAATTTCTTATGATTTAAAAGTTAATCAAGCGGCACAAAAAGTAATATCTGAAGAACTTAAAGTGTCTCTTAAGGAAGACAAAGTAAAACATGTGGAGAAAGAAGAATAACTGGAAGTACTTTACTGAAGATGAAGTAAAGTGTAAACACACCGGTTTGTGTGAAATGGATGATGACTTCATGCAAAAACTGGATATAATACGAGAAGAGGTAGGAGTGCCTTTTGTTGTAACTAGTGCTTATAGAGATAAAACTCATCCAATAGAAGCTAAGAAAAAAACACCAGGAGCCCATGCTTCTGGTAAAGCAATCGACATACTAATACGTGGCAAGGACGCTTTAAAATTAATTGAAGTAGCCCTAAAACATGGTATTACAGGGTTAGGAGTAAAACAGCATGGTGATGGTAGATTCATTCACCTTGACACGCTTGATGCACAACCAAGCAGACCTCGACCACATATATGGAGTTACAAGTGATTGACGACGTATCAAATAGGCTAGACAAATTAGATAGCAAAATAGATAAACTTTCTGAAGCAATAGTAGCTATTGCTCGAATAGAGGAACGAGTAACTACGGTGTTAAAACAAAACGACAGATTTATTTTAAGGATGGACCGTTTAGAAAACAGAGTAGAAACTGTAGAACAAAAAGCAATTGTAAATTCTAAGGGGATAAACATGTTTGAAAGACTTTTTTGGATTGGAGTGTCCGCAATCGCCAGCATAATTGTGTATAATCTAAGATGATATGGCGTATTTTAAACTTATTCAGTTTGGCGGAATTGCTCCGCAGGTCTCACCTAGATTATTAGAAGATACTTTAGCGCAAACAGCTTCCAACGTTAACTTAGAAAGTCAACGTTTAACTCCTATAACTGATGATACAGTTGTAAACCCAAAAGCAGATGTAACTACTTTATCTAATTCTAATAGAAAAAGTATTTACAAATACACAGATACACAATGGCTACAGTTTGATGACGACGTAGACGTTGTACCTGGTCCAATCGCCGGCGATACTAACAATACAGTCTATTGGACTGGTCAATCTTTTCCTCGTATGGGAAGAAGCACCAATGTAATAGGTGGAACTGTATACCCTAACGCATTTTTTAGGTTGGGAATTGAAGCCCCCCCAAATACACCAGCCGTTGCAATTAAAACACCGGTATCAATTGACGCTACTTTAACTACGGTCACTGGCTCTCCTTCAATAACAGTTACCACGTCTAGTAATCACGGAGCTTCGGTTGGAGAATATGTTAAGCTTGCAGGATTTAGTGCTCAAAATGCTGTTCCTGCAGACAACTTAAATCAAGAACATCGCATATTAACAGTACCTAGTGCTACAACACTGACTATCAAAGTTTCAGTAGACGCAACTGGGGCTAGTACATCTAGTAGTGTAACTGACGGGGCTACTTTTAATGCTACAACAGATGCGTTGCCAGATTTTTCTACTTCTTATGTTTATACATTTGTAAGTTCCTATGGGGAAGAAGGACCCCCATCGGCAGCTTCTACAGTGATCACAACTGATGACAACGCTGTAATTACTGTGAGTAACTTATCAACAGCCGGTGCTAAATCAAATAATAATTTTGGTTCTAGTGCTGGTACAAAACGTATATACAGATCTAATACGGGCTCTAATACAACAGCTTTTCAGTTTGTTGCAGAAGTTGCAATGGCAACTACTAGTTATGATGATACATCTGATAATGATGAGTTAGCTGAAGTTATACCTTCTTATTATTGGGTTGCACCACCAGACGATGATACTAATGTATATCCAGATGGGCCAATGAAGGGTTTAACAGCTTTACCAAATGGCATCATGGCAGGTTTTACTGGTAAACGTATATGTTTTTCTGAACCTTTTTTGCCTCATGCTTGGCCTACTTCTTATCGTATGGCAATAGAAGATAACATTGTAGGCATGAAAGCTGTTGGTAATGGTTTAATTGTAACCACTGAGGGTTCTCCCTATCTAGTTGCAGGGTCTGACCCTGCCTCTATGAGTGCAATTAAAATTGAGTCTACCCAGGCTTGTTTGAGTAAAACATCAATGGTAGATATGGGCCAATATGTTATTTATGCAGGGGCAGAAGGGTTAGTTGCAGCTGCAGGTACAGATGTACAAATTATTACTGAAGGACTAATAAGCCCAGACCAATGGCAATCTACTTACTACCCAAGCACTATTAATGCTACTTTATGGAAGGGTAGGTATTTAGGCTTTTATAATACAGGTTCTGGGTTTGGTGGTTTTATATTTGACCCAAGGGGCGGTAAAAATGCATTAACTAGTTTAACGGCAAGCGCACTTATTAGAGGTACATTTACTGATCCTGATGATGGCAATGCATACTTAATTATTGCGAACCAAATTAAAAAGTTCCAAGGTGGTACAACAGATCAAACCTACACTTGGAAATCTAAAGACTTTGTTCCGCCCAAACCGACTAGCATGGGTTTTGTAAAAGTAGATGCTGAAGCCTTTCCTGTTACAGTAAAAGTTTATGGAGATGGCACTTTGTTTTATACAGGCACTATTGCTCTTTCTGGTACACAACATTCAGTCTCAGGCAGTTATGTTAATGCTGCCGGTAGTACTGTAAGTATAAGTTCTACTAATATACCCGAACCCATTCTTAGGCTACCCCCTAGAGTTTTTAAAGATTTTGCAATAGAAGTATCTTCTGCGAAAGTAGTTAATGAAGTTTGTATTGCCGAATCAATAGATGAAATAAGAGGAATCTAATGGCTGAAACCAAAATTCCAGCCCTTAAAAATATTCCGGCTCAAGTAGATAGAGAAACAGGACTAGCTTTAGAGTCTATAAAAGAAGCGCTTGAAGTGCGGCTTGGCAGAAGGGGTGATCCTAAAGACAGGGCTGTAACTTTACGCGAGCTTATAGACAGCGGTTTAGCTACAGATCTAGCTCAAGAACCATACAACCCAAACACTGGCGCAACTGGTTTTGCTCCACTTAGAGAAAGACCAGGAGATGTGGTTGTACCACCATCTCCTACAGTGCTTACTGCTAGTGGCCTTTTCACCGATGTTCTTTTGTCTTGGAATCAGTCTACTAATACTGCTCCTTATGGAAATCATGCTTTTACAGAAATCTGGAGATCACAAAGCGAAGATCTAAGCAGTGCAGTATTGGTTGGTACTACTAGTGCTTTTATATACACAGATAAAGGGCTTGAATATGATAGTACGTATTATTATTGGGTAAGATTTGTAAGCACTTCTAATACTCCAGGGCCTTGGTCTAACATGGCTAGTGCTACAACCGTAGAAAACATAGGGGCGACTATGGCCGCCCTTAGCGAAACATTAGCAGACTTACCTGGATATAACTTATTAGCCACTAGTACAACCGCAGCAACTATTATTAAAAGTTCTAGCGAACCTAGTACTAGAGGAAATGGGGATGCTTTACAACCCAATGATATTTGGTTTGATACAGACGATGGTCAAATATACACAAGAAATACATCAAACAATGCTTGGGTAGCAGGACGTGATGCAACGTTAGTTAATGTATTTGGTGCTACAAGTTTTACTGGCAGTACTTTAACTGCAGCTATGGCTACTGCTCAATCAGATATTGTTACTGTTACAAATGCACAAAGTTCTACCGCTAGTTCTTTATCAAGTCTTAGTAGCACCGTTACCAGCAACAACAACACTTTAACTGCTAGTGTTAACACCTTAAACACAACCACTGCAAGCCACACTGGTGATTTAAATGCTATGTTTGTGTTGCAAGTTGCAACTGAGTCTAATGGTAGTAAGTCAGCTGCTGGTATGGTTGTTGGGTCAAACGCAAGCAATGGTTCAGGGGCCCAGTCCTACGTACAGTTTCAAGCAGACAAATTTGCTATTTGGAGTGGGTCTAGCAATATTGCACCTTTTATTGTTGATAGTGGGGTTGTTTACATAGACCAAGCGCGTATTAAAGATGGTGCTATTTTAGACGCAAAAATTGGCACTTTAAATGGTGGAAAGATTATAGCGGATACTATTACAGCCACTCAAATAGATGGTGGCACTATTACGGCTACTGAAATAGCCACTGATACAATTACCGCTACCCAAATTGCTGGTAATACTATTACAGCCGACCAAATTGCTGCTAATACTATTACGGCAAATGAAATTCTTGCTAACACTATTACGGCAAGTGAAATTGCAGTTGGTGGTATTACCGCTGATAGAATTAATACAGCTAACTTAACTCTGCCATCATCAGGAGCAGCCGCACAAACAATAGGCCCTTGGACCCCATCAAACACTATGCAGTATAAGTATGTTACAAGCGTTGGATCAGGAGCCGGGTTTTATCATGGCTTTGTAAGACTCCAGGGAATTACTAACCACATTAAAACAGTTAGTTTAGTTTATTTTGACTCAGCAACCTCTGCTATAGTGTACAACAGCGGTACAACAGATAAATTACCCGGACAGGTAGATAGGTTTTTTTCTACCTCTGATTCTGCAAATATTCCACAAGCATTTGAATACACGGGTAGCAACACCGTAAACTTGTTTATTCTTGCACAAGCGGACTCTGCACCAGACACCTTAACAGTAACAGCAAGATTCTATAAATACAGCACCTAATGGAGAATAGCAGTGAGTGAATGGACAATGCGCAATTACACTTATACATATGAGTTAGTATCGTATAAGACAGAACAAGAAGGAGATATTACTGACATCGTAACAGAAGTAAATTTTAATGTTACAGCTACAGATACCTCTTCTAATACTGTAACTTTTCCTTGGAGGTTTGTTTTTTGTAAGTACACAACATCAGGAACTTGTCCGATAACTGGCAAAACCATAAACTTTACACCACTTGCAGACCTTACGGATGCAAAGGTTATCGGATGGGTTAAATCAGCTTTTGCATATCAAGACAGGGACATAATGTTAAACCACCATGCCGCACAACTACTAGAAGGCAGAACATCTGATAATCCAGCACCATTAGAGTAAAAGCTTGCACCTTTGAAACCCTAAAGGTATTATAAGTTATGAAATGCGGAGGTATAAATCAAATGGGTATGAAAGGAATGTACAAAAAGAAGCCTGCTAAAAAGAAAAAGCCAGCTAAAAAAGGTAAAAAGAAATCTTCATACGGTTACTAGCCGTGGAAGATGAAGTAATAGAACACTTCTAAGGAGAGATAAATGGATAAAGGATCTATCTATACAGCTTATAAAGCATCGCTTGAAGGACAACGGGCCCAGGTCAGTTTAGACCTAGAAGTGCTTACTTCAAACGCTACTTCAATACCAGAGCACATTAACTTTACAGAGTACTTAGATCAACTGGTTGGTAAATTAGTTGAGATTAATGATAAAATAAAGTTAGTTGATTTTTTAATTGCACAGGAGAAACCAGATGGCGTCTAGAACACCAGGACCAAAAAAACCCGGTAAAGTAGGAGACATGAAAGTTGAAGAGACTAAAATGCAACCTAATGTACCAAATCAAGAGCTTTCTACTGATGGATTTACTATTATGAGCGAATCTGAAATATCAGAAAAACTAGACAACATTGTTTATAAACCTAAAAAACCTAAAAAATAATGCCTAGAAAAGTTAAAAGACCCTCACAACAGGTTAAAAAGAAAGGCATTACTAAACGCCAAGAGGCATCCCTAAAAAGACACAGCAAACATCACAGTGCAAAGCACATGGCTTTTATGAAAAGACGCATGCTTATGGGTGATACCATGCGACAAGCACACAAAAAGGCTCAAGCTAAAACTGGCAAGTAATGGCCAGAAGAAACTACCGTAAAGAATACGACAGATACCAAGGTACAGCTGCGCAAAAAAAACGTAGAGCAGCTCGTAATAAAGCACGCCGTTTAATGATAGCTAAAGGCAAAGCTAAAAAAGGCGATGGTAAAGACGTTGCACACAAAGACAACAACCCTTTGAACAATAACCCTAAAAATATTAGAATGGAAAAGAAGAAATCAAATCGTTCTTTTAAAAGAACGCGAACAGCAAGGAGAGCATAATGGCAACACCTACAAATAAAAAACTATACGCTAGAGTAAAAGCAGAGGCTAAAAGAAAATACAAAGTTTGGCCGTCCGCTTATGCATCTGGTTGGTTAACTAAAACCTATAAAGCTAGGGGCGGGAAATACAAGTAATGGCTAGTGCTAAACCCAAAGGTGGCTTAACAAAATGGTTTAAAGAAGAATGGGTTGATATAGGAAGAAAGAAAAAAGGTGGTGGACATGCACCCTGTGGTAGAAAAAAAGCTTCTACTAAGAAAAAAGGTTATCCTAAATGTGTCCCTAAGTCTAAAGCGGCTAGCATGACAGCTGCACAAAAACGAAGTGCGGTTAAACGCAAACGCGCTAAAGCTCAAGGTGTAGGCGGTAAACCTACAAGAGTCAGAACAATGGCTAAAAAAAAGACTATTAGGAGACGAAAATAACTGTAATTTGCTATACTATTGTCTTAGCTCTTTTATTAATGAGTATAATTATGTATATAGAATATATTGAAAAGTTTTTGAATAAGGTAAAAAAAGCCTATGCAAAACTCTTTAAGAAGAATTTAAAACAACCAATAAGGAAGAAACGTGCCCCGCAAAAAAGAAAACCCAATACGAAAAACAACAAGAGGTAAGGGCGCTAACTACCGAAAAACCAAGTCAGGTGCTGGCATGACTAAGAAAGGCGTAGCCGCCTATCGTAGAGCAAACCCAGGATCTAAATTAAAAACCGCAGTAACAGGAAAAGTTAAAAAGGGAAGTAAAGCTGCTAAAAGACGTAAGTCTTTTTGCGCTAGATCTGCAGGGCAGATGAAGAAATTCCCTAAAGCTGCAAAAAACCCAAACTCAAGGCTAAGGCAGGCTAGAAGACGTTGGAAATGTTAATAAAAACTTATGAACAAACGTGCACTTCTAGCTTTAGGATTGGTATTCTCTTTTAATTCTTATGGGGATCAGACAGGTAACTGTACTGCTGGCTCTCAGTATTGCGAGCAAAATAGTTTGGATACTACTAACAATACCACCACAAATAACACCAATACTAATACTAACACCAACAACAATACCAATAGTAATACCAACGTAAATACAAATACTAATGTAAATACAAACACAAATGTTAGTACTAATCAAAACACAAACATTAATACGGCAACAAATACCAACAATAACACCAATACAAATACGTCGACTTCTAATAACACCAATACAAACAACAATGTTAATACTTCGACTTCTAACTCAACTGTTAATTCTACGGTAAATCAAAATGTCAACAATACAAGCACTTCTAACAACACTAACACTAGCACTAACAACAATACGAATATCAATAAATCGACATCGGATTCAAATGTTACAACGGATAATAGGAATGTTAATGAGAACAACTCAAAATCTGACAACACGAACAGAAACATTAACGAGTCGAACTCAACTCAAACAATCAACCAAAACGTAAAATCAGAAGCACCTCCTGCTTCTGCTATTGCTCCATCTATAATGTCTTATTCACAGGACTTATGTACTGTAGGAAGATCGGGCGCGTTTCAGGGTCAAGTGTTTGGTTTTTCTGGTGGTAAAACTGTAAGAGATCAAAACTGTGAAAGATTAAAACTATCTAAATACCTTTACGATATGGGTATGAAAGTAGCTTCTATCTCATTGTTGTGTGCAGACTCTAGAGTATTTGTTGCAATGGAAATGGCCGGCACACCGTGTCCTTATCAAGGTAAAATAGGCAAAGAAGCAACAGTGGCTTGGGAAGAAAATAAACAAGACAGACCAGACTACAAAGTTTGGTATAAAGAAAAGGTTAAACATTGTAAAAAAGTCTGGCATTCAAATTCTCAACTTAAGAAAGAGTGTATAGCCGCTTTAAAATAATATGTTGTTTATTACTTACTAGTAATTTATCAGCTCAATATGTTTATGAAAATAACCAAGACCTTTACGACCTTAATGCTAATGCAAACAACTTTGAGGGGGAGTTAGCATACTCAGTATCTGACGATGGAATTTCTCCTGCAATTGACCTTTCTTTTGATTTTTCTTTTTATGGGTCTACATTTAGCCAAGCGAGAATGGCAACTAATGGATGTCTCCATTTTGGTTCTAGTGGTAGCTATTGTAATGACTATACTCCTGACCCTATCAATGGACAGCATACTTATACCATATACGCCTTCTGGACTGATTTAATTAGAGACTCGGGCTCGCGTATGAAATCATACGGAGACTCTGACAAAATGATTTTTGGTTGGTATAACCTTAGAGAGTACAACCGGGCATCAGATAATAGCTTTGAAATAATACTTTGGAACAATAATTCTTTTGATTTACGTTATCGTGAATTAGATATAATTAATCACGATGTCCTTATAGGTGAGGTAGGGGCTAACAAAGATAACTCATATACCTATTATTACCATGATGAATGTAATACAGGCTCAACCAACTCTAGCACTTGTGTAAATACTGATTGGAATAGCTCAGATAAAAATACAAATTTAGAAAATGGTGGTTCTTTATATGGTTCTGGTAGTGGTAATAACATAGATTGTAGCAACCCTTTAAATAATACAAGTTGTGCAGGTTATGCTGATGCTTATCAAACTCAACAATGTAATATAGATCAACTGTATTCAGAGTCGTGCCCTTATTATTGGGATGCTTATGATGATTGGCAATGTGATCTTGATCCTCAATATGGACCCTTTTGTCAAGGCTACAGGCAAGAAGACTCTATCGCTTACTTTCAAGAAGAAGAATATTTTGATTATGGGTATGAAGAAGAAGACTTTGGGTACGAAGAAGAACCATTGTTTGAAGATTTTGTTTTTGAGTTTGAAGAACAATACTTTGAAGAACCCATATTTATTTTTGAAGAAGAAATAATATTTGAACAGCTGTTTTCGCAAGAAGAATATTATGAACCACTTGAAGTTATGCACGATTTACCAATGCATGAAGAAGAAGTTTTTTTACCAATAGAAGATATAATGATTGAAGAGTTTATTTTTCAAGAAACTTTTCTTGTAGAAGATTTTAGAGAGCCCGAAACATTTATTGAATTAGAAACCATTGAGGAATTGGAGGAGTGGTTTGAGGAAGAGACAGCAATGGAGGAAGAACTTGCGCATGCAGAAGAGCCGGCGGAAGAACCTATTGAAGAGATTGTTGAAGAAGAAGTTATAGAAGAAGTTATAGAAGAAGAACTTATAGCTTCTGAGGGAAAAAGTTCTATAAGTAAAGAAATGGCCTTAAATGTTGTTTCATCTACTTTAGCTACCGCACAAGCCAGTGTTAGTGGTACAACTGCAGGCACATCTGTTCATGCTACGGGTAATAGCGCTGCAGCTGGTAACGCAGTAAGTTCTTCTTCTAACTCTGGTATTAGTACTAGCAGTTCTCCTAGTATGTCAGATCAGTTTGCATCCTCTACAGCCCAAACTAATCAAGTTCTTGATATGAGTAGTACTGCTGTAGCTGATACTTCTATAAGCACAAGCACAGTTGAAACAGAAACTACTACTACTGAAGTTGTTGTAACAGTAGCAACTGTATCTAATCAAGACAGTTTAAACATATCAGTTAATTCTGTTAATACTGATTCTGATACAGACACAACAGTAGAAAATATAATTGCAGAAAACTTACAAAATGCGCAAGAGGATGTGCAAACACAACAAGAAGAGACAGGGGAGTATGGATCTGAAAACGCTATTATAGCTGTAATGGGTTTTGTTCCTGGATTTAATAGTTATAGGTTAGTTAGTTTGCCAGAGAAAGAAGTTTGGTATGAACCCAAAAGCATTTATACTACTAATACTATTCAAGATAACACAGCTGCGTTTTATCAATTAGCGGGTACTAATATTAGAACTCTTACTAAACTAAAAGAAATGCAGCCGACATTTTAGGAGACTTATATGGATTGGTTACAAAGTAAAACAACACAAGTAATTGCTTTAGTAGGAATTGTTTCTACTCTTGCAGGGTTTGGTTACACAGGAGCTACCTATGTAAACCGCATAACAAACCTAGAAGCTAAGATTGGTGGTATAGGCGATACAAAACAAGCACAAAAAGCTATTGAAGAACGTTTTGCATCTATAGAAACGTCTGTACAGTTTTTAGAAAAAGAAATTGATGGGGTAGAAATTCCAGATGTCACTGAAATTAAAACTGATATAGCTACAATTAAAGCTGAAATTTCTTCTTTAGAGCAAAAAATAGCAGAAAATAACAAAAATCCTTTATCTGGGTAAATTTTAAGGTCTTTTTAGAAAAACGTGGGCTCAGGATGCCACAGGTGCGCATATCACCAGTAGGTCAATGCAATTGGTATCGTTAGGCCAATAATTAACTAGCGGCCTTCTCAGGCCCTTCTACGCGGGGTCCCCTTTGTAGCTGCCTAATACCATAGTTTTCTGCCGCATTTCGTAGATTTATGATTTTTTTCTCTATTTTAGAGAAAGTATTCCAATCTCGAACCTCGGTCGCGGTTCGTCCGCAACCTTTACAACGGTCATCACCCCATTGGGTGCAACTACAAATACCGACACAAGGACAATCTGCAATACTTGTACAACGTCCTAGTGTTTTTGAAAGATTGGTAAAAATTCCTACCTCTTTCATTTACTCCTCCTGCGACTTAACGAGTCTAGCTAAGTACCATTGAGCTTTTTTTAAGTCCTCAACTTTGTTCTTATACTCGTAACGCCACAAATATTTCATAACATTGCCTTTACAGTAACCAGCAAACGCTTCCTTGCTCATGCTTGCTTCTATTCCATCAATGCATTCTATGCCCCCTTGATTATAGTGAGGGGGTTGATTTACCATATCCATCTATTACTCCTTAATAGTTAAACATATGTTGCTTATTCTATCGATATATGCTTCAAAAGTCACGGCACACCTTAAAAAGCAATCTAAATAAAAAAATTCTGCTAGTGGGTTGTCTGTTATACAAACACCGTCTGGATATCCTAGGACTATGTACGCGGGTAATTTATGTGTGTGCGCCCGTTGGATCCAGAGGCGTTGTTGTTGAGAAAGGTTGATGGGTATTTTCGACGTACCACGGTCAGGTAAAGATTGCACATATTTATATTCTACAAAACAAAAGCCGCCAGGGCCGGAGTAGAATGCGTCAGGAACACCCCCATGATATGGGTCGTTGATTTTCCACTTATAAATTTCTTTAGGAAGTTTTTTGTGGATTTTGTTTATGAAGTCCTTTTCTTTCAATTAATTAGTATACATGATGCGACAGTATATGTCGCACCATGTACGTAAAGTGATTACTTAATGCTTTCAAACACTGTTTTTGCATTGTTGTAATCGTCGTCAGTTGCCCATCCAACTTTTTCAACTTGGATGTTATAGAACTTTTGACCTGTTCTATTTTCTGTTCTAACAGAAGACATTTTCCATAATGCTGAAAAACGATCTCCACTTAGACCTGCGATTTGAGTATTCCATTCTCTGGATACTCGCAACTTAGAAGACGCACAGTCAAATAAGAATGGAACGTCAAGATTTCCTGACTCTTCATTTTTTCTTATTAACATGTGAGAGTGAGTTTCAGTAATATCATAATCTTCTGGATTAAGATTTTGAGTTTTAAGAGATTCAATAGCGTCTTCTTTGCTTGCAAAGCTACCTGCTAATCCTCCACCTTTCTCACGTTTCTTCCACGCTACAAACTCTTCAGTAAATCGTATGTTTAACACATAGATTGACTGCCCATAGTTTTCTCGCGTTACAGTATTAATGAAGTCGCCAACTTTGGCTCCTTCGATGTACTCACTGTGTTGCTCGTCAACCTCATTGCTAAGCTGTTGTAATTGCTTAACTCTGGGAGTTTGTAAATGAGCTGCAGTAATGTTTTCATTACCCAACCCGCTGCCTTTTTGTACATGCGCCGGCACTTTATCGCTTACTAGTGTAATATCAGTCATCGTTATTTCTCCGTTTTTCGTTGATATTATTATTTCGACCTGAAATTCATTCGGGTCAGTTCAGTTGCTTCTACGCCTGGGACTTCATGTCCCATTTGTATTAGCTCCCTATAGGCTGTTGCTGACATGCGCTTTTGCATTAACTCGAACTGCCCAGTGGCAAGTACGTGTTCATGCACCGCGTCCCAGTTACGTACTGTAGGGACTATTTCCTGTTTAATGGAAACAGTACACGCATCATTACCAACTCGATCAATTCCTTGATCTTTTAAGCTGATAACAATCTGTGTTTCTAGATCATCCTTTTTTGCCTTAAGGACTTTTTCTTGTTCATGTAAATCGACAATAGATTGTCGGGTTGTGGCTAATTCATTTAGCATTTCATCCATATTCATTAGTGTATGGTCTCCGTTTCTGAGGGTGGTTTTGCAAGATATACCTCATCAGTTAAAGTTAAAGCCTCCTTGCCGGCTTGTGAAATAAGTTCTTCCATAGTGTTTGGTAACTCTTCATCTTTAGTAGCACGGGTGTGCACTAGCTCAGTTACTGCAAAAACTAATGCAATAGCAATAGCTTCAGATGGTCGTTTCAAGATATCAAGAATTGCATCTTTCATGAGCTCTTGTAGTTTTTCAAAAGGTATATCATTTGTCATTGTTTAGTGCCGTTAGTATGTGTAATAAGTTTTCCATCTTGCCTAATTTGCTGTCTAGTTTTTTGTATACATCTTCTTCCCAGGTTTTTTGTGCAGCAATAAGAATTGTTTCTGTTTTGCTTTTTTGACCTGCTCTGTATATACGTTTGTTAAACTGTTGGAAATGTTCAGCATTGTAAGTAGGTGAACACCATATAGCTGTGGTAGCTTTTGTAAGTGTAAGTCCATGACCAGCTGACTGTGGATGACAAAAAAGTACTTGTATGTGACCGGCTTGAAAACGTTCTACAATATCTTTGCGTTTGTGTGCAGGTACTGATCCATCTATAAGCTCGTATGTAATGTTTTGTTTTTCTGCGATTTCTATAAGGGCGTCGCGTTCGTGTTTCCAATTAAAAGCAACAATAGAATGTTTACGTGACGCAACTAGTTGCATAACAATATCGTAACGTTCTTGATGTAAGTATTGAACGTTGCCGTCTTCGTCGTACACGCCACCTGATACTAGTTGCAATAACTTTTTAACTCGGGCCCCTGCATGTACTGCGTTAATAGTGCCAGAGTTAGTATACAAAACAGATTCTTTAACAAAGATATCGTACATAGCTTGTACTTTTGGGGACAATTTTGTACGTACAGTTCGTACAATATTTTCTGGAAGGTCTATGCAATCTTCTAATGCATAGCGAATAGTGATGTCGCTTAGTTTAGCAGCAACTGCTTCTTCGATACCTGGTTTGTCAATCCACTCGTTAGCAAAGCCATTGAAACGTGGTGTACAAACTTGGTTACGAAAGGCCCAGTAGCGCTCCCCTAGATGTTCTCCGTCATCTACAAGGAGCACTGGGTGCCATAAATCTAGAATAGTATTACTATTAGGAGTACCAGACATGGCAATCCTATTAGTAAAATGTGAGATAAGCGATCTAATATTTTTACTGCGTTGTGCTGATTGGTTTTTAAAAGCAGTAAATTCATCAATAACGATTGTAGAAAACTTTTTAACATAATGTGGATTTTTTTGTAAAAAATTGACAGCCTCAAAGTTTGTGATGACCATGTCAAATGAATCGTCTTCAAATATTTTTTTGCGGTTTTTAGCATATGCAACTCCGAAATTAATATCAGGTTGAAATTTACGTATGTCTTCTGCCCATGCTGCTTCTAGTATTGACAGTGGGGCAAGAACAAGCGTTTTACCTGATAAGTTAACGTGGGCGTCAAGAACAGCACGTGTTTTACCTGTACCAGGATCTGATGTAATAAGACATCTAGAGTGGTTAAGAATAAAGTTAGTGGTATTAGCTTGATGCTCATAGGGTAGGGGTATAGATTGTTCGTCGGTCATTGTTCGTTTTCCTCTGTTGTAACATCCGGTGTTAGTTGGATGGATGTTAAGTTTAGTTATTATACTAGTTTATAGCCCATTCGCAATAGGGGTTTTCTCCTTTACCAAATGAACACCACCTGCAACTGTTTTTAGAAGGATTAGGTGGAAACTTAGTTGCTGTTGTCATAGCAATTGCTCGCTCTTGTAGTTTTGGTAAGAACATAAGAGCTTGATCTCTAGTGTATGTTTTTTCCATAGTAGTTCCATGATCTAAATACCACATTTCTGTTTTAGCTATTTCTAAATCTGGGTAGCGTAGAAAGCTACCAATGGCATATGTAAGTGCTTGTTGTGAATGAGCTATTTCATTACCGTATTGTCTGCCTGTTTTATAATCTATTACTCGTGCTGATGTTTCTGTTTCTTCTACATAAGCATCTAATTTAACTCTTGCCCATACACCTTTTTCCATCCAACCACAGGGTTCCCAATTGATTGTAAAACCCCACTCGCCCTCTAGTTCTACTGTGGCGTTTATAAAACCCTCACGCATGTCTTCAAACTGGCTTTGAAATTTTTTAAGTGTATCAGGTAATTCTTTTAGATCTCCACGTACATAGTCTTCAGCTTGTTGGTGAATGTCAGTACCACGTGCAGCAGCTGGGCCGTAGTCTTCTTGTATGCGTTTTACTTTGCTTATATAAGAACGATAAGCGCATGTTTCGTAAGTTTTTAAGGCGGAGTAGGACCAGGCTGGGATTAATCCCAACTCTTTTGGGGCCTCAGTCTCTATTACATTAATGAGATCTGGGCGCTTGTCTTGTACAAGCTCGGTCATTTGTTATATAGCCTTCCTAGCTAGTTTTTTGTAATAGTAAAGTATCTCTATCTTCAAAATGTTCTTTAATTAAAGAAGTACGAATATTGTCGTCTAATTTCCAAGTTAATACAACCCCTCTAGGTATAGAAGCGTTTTTGTCTGCACTAACACGTTTTCTAGAAGTTTTAATATTTAATCTAGACATAGCTTTTGTAAAGTCTCTTGTAGATAATTTGTTACGACTGTCAGTAAATATGTCGTAAACTAATTTAAAATGAGACATAGGTATAATTATTTCATTACCTACTTCTGCTATCCAATACTTAAGATATCTTTGTGCTGTACTAATACCACCAGCATCAAAAGTATTTGTAAGTGGTATATCTAATACTTCTGTAAAATACTCAAGATTGCGTTGTCGTACTGCAGCTGCAAATTCTTCAAGTACTGACATAGAAATATTTTTCATTTGTATTTTAGCTTCATTTTCTAAAGCTGTATGAGCCATACGTTGATCTACTTGAAATTTGTTTAACACACCAGCAAATATATAAAGTTCTTGTTCAAGTTTATCCATATTATTAATAAGATCTGCGTTAGCGTTTTCTAACTTTACTTCTTGGCGCGGGGCTACGTTGTAACGCCTATCGCCTTCTTCTATTTTGACTGCGTCTGCTCTATTAGTTAAGAACAAAAAGTTACAAAAGCTGGGCAATTCTATTTGATTAGAACGCATTGCACGAATAGTTAGGTTGGGTTCAGTAATTTGGTGTTTAAGTTTGTCAGCCATTTTACCTATGCTACCTGCATCTCCCATTCTAAATTCATCTACAATTAAGAAGAGTGCTGTGCGCATATACAAATTAAATTGTTCTTCAATATTTTCTAATGCTCGCATGGGCGCTTGTTGTTCACCAAATAAAGGTTTAAGTACTTTGTGTACAAACAAGCCCTTGCCAGTTCCAGGTACGCCTGTAAATATCCAAGCAGTCATTGCTTTGTTTTTGTTTTGATAAATATAAGCTAACCAATTAATAAAATGTTCAAACTCAGTTTTACCATTACCTAATACATGCATTAAAAGCTGCGCTATGTGCGGTGTTATTGTGTGTAATTTTTCAGCTCCACCGTAAGTTAACTCAGATACATGTTCTTCTTGTTTTAACATGTACTCAGTTTTTCTATACAAGTTTACGTAGTAAGGAGCTTCGTCTAATTCAATACCTTTGTTATTGCTTGGATCAAATACGACCCTAGCATCAGGAATGTAATCCAAGGAAGGGCGATTATGAGAGCGCATAAAGTCATCAATAGACTGCTTATTGGTGGGCGTGAGGGGGTAGTCGTTGGTAAATTGTTGGGTTGTTTCATCGTATATTCCGTTATAGTAAGTGTCAGTGTAGAAGTCACGTAATGCGACTGGTTTTATTTTTTTATCTTTATCAATTTTATCTGCAAAAATTTCAAATATGTTTCGATAAAAATCTGGATCTGCTTTTTGTATTTCCCATACAGGTTCACCTTTAAAGTTGTACATGTAATGAGGGTTAGTTAATACAAAGTAGTAGCCGTTGCTGTCGCCTCCGTTAACATTACAGTTAACATAGGGTTCATTAACTCTTGATATTTCAATAGTCATTTTGTCTGGGTTTTGTAACACTTCTTGTGCTTCTCCCCCAATGCTTACAGTGCTTAGTTTGCTTGTTTTTTTAGGTAAATTAAGTTTTTTACGCAGTCCATCTTTAACCTGAACGCCTAAGTTATGTACGCGTTCTGGGTTAACATGAACTAACAATGGTCTAGGATCTATGGTTACCGAACCACGTTCGACTAGTACAAACCTATCTGATGAGATGGGATCTTGTATGTCATCTTTAAAAGTAGGTGGTGCTATATAAATTATTTTAGAATTTTCAGCAACACTGGGGTCTAATTTGTAAGATAAACTTTGTCCGTTTGCAGACAAAGACAGTTGAGATGACAAGATGTCTGTTTCGTAATTTAATAATTTAAACCATTCTTTTAGTATTTTAGGTTGGGTGGGTTGATCTAATAAAAAGAAAAAGTGCATAGATACTTTGTCTTTTTTAAACCCTAAAGATGCACTCGCTTGAGCTATGTAGCTTACATCTTGAAAACATTCTGGTAGTTGTGCAACTATTTTTTCTGCAACTGTGCGTACATCAGGGGACTGGCTGGTAGGCATTTGTATACCATCTATATCAAGAACTAATAACTCTGTTGACGCTACACGGTCAGCCATCATAGCTCGTGATTCGTTTTTAAGTGGACGTTTTAATAAACCTTTATGCAAACAAGCACCAGATGCTGCTTGAGTTTGTAAAGTTTTTAATAAAGTGTGTAAACCTTTTTTAGTTTTAGATACTTGTACATGTTCAGATGTAAAGTTTTTAGTAAGTGGGTAAGGTGTAGTACCTTTGTTTGATATTTCTTTTGCAAGGCGTTGCTTTGCTTTTAAGAAAACTAATTCCATATAATTCTCCGATTAATTGTTAGCTTGTTTAGCTTCGTATACTTCGTGTCTATCTATTTTAACAGACTCTTTTGCATTAAAAGCTAGCTTAGTTTGCTTAGGTCCTAATGCAGTAACGGTAATAACACATAGTTCTTCACCATCCTGGTGTAAAACTATTGAGTCATGTTTCCGTCTTGTTAATACTAGATTGCTCATTTGTCATATCGTTGGCTGTATCCCCCTTCAGCATCTAGTGGTAAATCTGAACACCAAGAAGGAGGTGTTTTCATTATAGCTAGTATTTTATCTAGTGTCTTGTCACAATCTACATTAGATCCAATTGATATAATTTCATCGTGTACTTGCAAAACAACTTGAACTTCAGGCATAGCTTGTACTTCTAACATTTGTTCTACAATAACTATACGGGCCAGAGCTTGTACAATGTTTTCTGTTAGTCTTGCACCATACGTTTTTACCATTGTTTTACCTGAGTTGTACATAAAATTACCATCAATAAAATCTAATTCTGGATATTTTAAGAACATATCATTAGGTAGTTGTATGCAACCTAATTTAATAATTAAAGGTCCGTATGGTCTCCCTTCTGGGTTACCTGTGTGGCGCATTGTAAATAGTGCTTGTTTGCATGCATTCCAAAGCCTGGGGATATTTGGGTACATAGCACGGTACTGGGCAACAATTGATATAGCTGTACTTTCTCCTACATCAACAGATGGTGACCCATTTTTAAGAGTGTCTCTAAATTTATCAGGACCCATGCCATAACCTAAACCTAAAATAGCTGTCTTACCTACGTAACGTTCTAATTTGTCAGCTTTTGTTACAGGCCTACCATATATCTGAGAGGCAAACTCACTGTATACGTCACGCCCAGCTGCAAATGCATCAAGTAAGTCAGCTTCTTTAGCTAACCACGCAAGCATGCGAGCTTCGATGTTTGATAAATCTACAACATATAGTTGTTGTCCTTCAGGAGCCATAACTGCTGTACGTAATGCAGATCCTCTAGGTAAGTTTTGTAAATTAATACTTTCTGTACCACCAAAACGGCCAGTGTGTGCCGCGTAATAACGTAACGGTACAGAAAAAGTACCATCAGGGTTAGTGCTTTCTAAAAATCTTTGTGCACGGGTTTCTTCAATACGCGATTTTACTGCCTCTCTACCATCCCAAAGGTGTTTATATTGAGGATACATATTTTGCATTTGTATATATGCAGAGTCAGTTTTACTAAAAGCAGGAATTTGTTGGCCTGTTGTAGGACTTTTTTTTGTTGGTACAGTAATGCCAAGTTCTTCTAAATACTGTGCAAACTTTTGTTGCGAAGCCATAATTTCGCGGGTTGTACCAGAATTTTCAATTGCCTGTGCTGTTTCTTGTTTAATTTTTTCTTTGTGTGCAATAAGCATTTCTTTATCTAAGATAAGTTTGGGTTCTACAAACATACGCACAGTCATATCGATAATATCTAATTCAGTTTGTGGGTAACCTTCCATCATTTTGTGATATATTTGATAAGTTATATCTACGTCTTGTATACAATAGCCACCAATTTGTGCATCGAGCTCAGGATCTAAATCACGTATGCCTTTGGCATTAACAAGTTCTTCTCCTTTACGTAAGCTTTCATCGTTTGGAAAACAACGGACAGCTACATCTTTTAGTCGTGCAGATTGATTTGGATACACGCCCCGACTCAGGGAGGCGGTGTCGTAGTAGTACGCTGGGTAAAAGCCCAGATACTGTGTAAGTATGTAAGCATCAAACAAAGTGTTGTGACATACAACTGCGGTTTCTTCCCAGGGTATTTGTTCAAGAGCATCTTGGTATTGGTCTTCTCCAAACCATTCTGTATCTCCCTCATTAAATTTTAAACCCACTCCCCATATTTTAAAGTCAGGGTGGTTAACGTATTGTACAGTTGTCATTTTAGTCAGGGACAATTGTACGTCGTAGTAAGTTTCAAAGTCTAAGTATAATAAATTCATAAGTTTTCCTTTCTTAATTTTTCCATGCGAACACACCAGTCCTGATACTCCCCCTTCTTTGCACGTTCCCATCCAACTTGTTTACTGTGGACCATATTGTAGGCAACACCTTTGCTGACCAACCTCCACTGTATATAGGGAAGATGTTCAGGAGTGTTGTACCGATAATAGGCTAAGGGATTACGTTTTACGTAGACTCGATTATCCATAATTTACAGTTGACATTCATCCTGAATGCTTTATGTTTTTTAAGTATGACACAATTAAGTGTTATATAACAATAAAGGTGAAAATATGGCAACTTTTACAAGTGATCCTGTTTCAGGTAACCAGTCATTCAAACCATTTCCTAGTGGTGCGATTGGCGTAAGATACGCTAAGTTTAATGTAACTACTGCACCAAATGCTGCTGATGTATACCAAATGGTAGATATCTTTGCTGGTGAAACTTTACATGACATTAAAATTAAATCTTCTGATTTAGACACAGGCACAGGTTTAGTACTTGACGTCGGTGACGCTACAGATCCAGACAGATTTATTGATGGTTCTACAATCGGCCAAGCTGGTGGTATTGATCATGAAGATGCAAACCTTGCTCCTATTACTTATAGTGCAGATGATACTATTGACATTACTTGTCAAGTAGCACCTGCAGGTGATGTTGCAACTGGCACATTAGAAATGTGGATTTACGTATCGTAAGTTAAGCAGATCTTAAAGGGGTCTTTATAGGCCCCTTTTTTTTGCTGCTTCGTTTGCATTAGCCATTGTTTGTTTTATATCATTTTCAATAACAAACTCAGACCAATTTTTATTCCAACCCGCATGATTCATAGTTGCAGTTTTAACATCGTCAGCAGAAATGTCATATTTTTTAGCAGTGTTACGAACACCCATAGATAAGCAATCGTCATGCACGTCATGCATCCAACGTTTCATAGCTCCCATAATTAACCCTCCATTAATTTACTAGTTAACACGGCACTGTTCATTTGTTCTTTAACTTCGTCAGGTAAGATAGCATTTGGATCAAACTTAGGTAAAGTAGAAGGCGTAGCTGGTTTAGCAGTTTCAAACATTTTATCTAAATACTCTTGTGGTACAGAATCTTTACCTGCAGGCCACGTATCTAAAAAACGTTTAAGTGTTGTACAACTTTCTAACAAATGTTTTATTTGAGTTTTAGATTCGTTAATTTTTATAGTGCCTTCAGCAAACTTTTCTATATTATCTACATCTACATCAGATGAAATAATTATAGGGTTTGTAAAACAATTTACTTTGCCTTCAGCAGCCCATATTTGAGAAGAATCATGTTTTTGTACAAGCTGAATAGGTTCTTCTAATTTTAATGTTAAACAATAATCACCAGTTACATAATTCTTACTTGGTGGTGTTAATTTATCATTATACGAATTAGTATATTCTTCATGCCAATCGTCGCCTACCATAAAAGTTAATGATTCTGTAGCTGGGCGATTTGGATTAATAATAAAATGTACTTCTCTTACCCAATTAAAATCAGTTGTTCTACTTCCAAAAGAAGTCATTCCAAAATACTTTTTAGGAGAAAACTCTTCATGATTTTTCTTAGGGTATTTCATTCTAAACAAACGCTCATGAACATCTAAATAATCTTGCATTAGTTGACGTTCTTCAACTGAATAAAAAGATTCTAAAATAGATTTAAGATAGTCTTGCAGACCACTATTGTTTTCGTACACTTTATAAAGTTGCCGTTCAAAATTCTTAAAAATTTTGTCTCGCAACTCACCACTCATTCTTACACTTGCCATTACACTTTCCTCCATGTAGGTTTGACTTCTTGCCACTTGATTGTGGGAGTATTAATTACAAACTTGTTAAAAACTCGCTTAGGTTGTTTTGTAACAGTTAGTTTTTCATGCACCATTGTTTTCTTAAGTATAAACAAAACAATAGATGCGGTTAAGCCACCAACCATAGCTGCAGTCATGCCACTGTAAGTGCCATAAAAACAAACCATTAAGGTGACTGTAATAATGACATCTATAAAGATGTCATTACCAATTGTTTTGCGTCCGCCTGCTTTAAGCGCTAGCAAAAGCAGTCCGAGCGCGCTGATTATGCCGATCAATAACATTGTCTCTGTCCCTCCACATTAGATATGCCATATAGGCAAATTGAATTAGTTCGATCATGATCCACATAGCTGTGGTAATACTAGTTATTAGAGTACTAGACATCTAACATCCTCCAGATTAAATATATAACTGCACCCAACGATATTGAGATTGCAATTAGCATTAGAAAATGATGCATAGATGTTGCGATAGCTAATAAGCCAAGCAACACTGCACCGCCAGTCAAAACAGAAAGACCGAAGTCTTTAACGTTCTGTTTAAATTTTGATGATTTCACCATAAGGTGCTTCTCCTTCGTGTGTTGTTATCCACAAGACCGGATAACTTGGTCTGTCTCCAAAATCGTTAGACTCAAGATCTGTAAGATAGACTAAAGCACTAACATTTGGATAATTTTTATTTATGTACTCAATGCCAGGTGAGAAACAAGTTCCACCTCTACCAGTCATAGTAGTTTTAAGAGGAAGCGACTCGCGTGTGTACTCAGTGTAATTTTGTACTTCAGTATCAACTTCTAGAAAGTGAACTTTAGTAGGATTAACATCAAGAATAATAGAAGAGATTTCTGCAAGATCTTGATTAAGTTCTTCGTCAGTTCTAGAACCCGATGTGTCAGATACAACTGCAATTTCATCAATTGATGGGTTGTACATAGAAGGTAGATACAAGCCTTGGCCAATGAAACGACGGTTGGGTTTTTGCCAACTAAAGTCGTCTGTATTGTTAGAACGCAAGAACCTAGCAAGTACTTGTTTCCAACATACTTTGGGTTCTTTAATTTCATCAAGTATAGATTCTAGTGAGCCAGGTAGCTTGCCAGCTTTGCGTGCACTTTCTGCTGCTTGATTGATTGCAACAGTAAGTTCTGCTTTAGCTTTACCAATGCTACCGTCGTCAGTGCCAGGATGATCAAGCACAGCGCCACAATTACCAAAGTCAGCGGCCAACGATTCCCAGCCACCTTCGGGCTCAGGAAGTAAGTTGTATATTTCTTCAGCATTCATGTCGTCGTACTGCTCATCAAGCAAAGCACCTTTAGGTAATATAAAGTTAGCTTGTTTAAGTAGATAATTTTCTGCATAGTCGCACGCAACGTTCCACTTTTGTGGTTGACGTTCTTCTCTACGAAATATGTGCATAAGCACAACATGCATAACTTCGTGCGCAAGAAAACCAATACGTTCTAATGGTTGCAATTTGTCAAACCATTTGGGATTATAGAAAAGATGCACACCATCTGTGGCACCCGTATCCATGTCATCACGTTCAACGGGTTTGAGGCGAAGACAAAGGGTGCCAAAGAATGGCTGG